GAGAATAGGAGATTCGAACTCCTGACCTCCTGAATGCAAATCAGGCGCACTACCAACTGTGCTAATTCCCCAAATTAACTCCAATATTTAGTTGGGAGTAATCCAGATTCAAAGTCTAACATATCTTCCTTTAATGTCAAGAGGATATCCCCAGCGATTGACATTCTTTTATAGTTTCTTTGAGCTGCGGTAAAGTGCTTTAACTTTCCTGGAAATATCAAAAGAGATTCATTTTTTGGTTGAACAGCATAATTCAAACCATTCAAATCTTGTCTTTCATTTACAAAATAAAAAGCATCTCCAAACCACTCATTCATATTATCAATGTAAAACATGAGTGGATCATCATCTTTCACATCAATATAATAAACAAAACTAATGTGTGAACAAGAGTGATAATGTTTAGGAACATTAAATTTCGTGCCACAAACAGTGTACCAACTCTTAACAATATTTAAATCATAAAGTTCGTGTTGAAAATTAAAAACATTCAGATAATCAACAACTTTATTTTTTACTTCTTTAAAGAATGAAGCAAAAGCAGGATCTTTATGAACTAAAACTTTTCCATTAAGTTCACCAGTAATTAGTCCAGTTTCATCATCAAAAGAATGACCTCGATACAAATCCTTTAAAAGAGAAGTATATCCTTTTATTTCTGTATCAACGACAACTACTGGTGCAAACTTATGAACTTTCATCATACTCCTAAAACAGATCCAATGCTGTCATCAATATCTTGAATGACTGTGCGAATATCAGTGATACGTTCGGGTACGTATTCGTAACTATAACCTCGTTGCGACTCAAACAGAACTTGACGAACTGCGGCAGCACAACGAGCATCCATTTTGATTGTTACTTTCTTATCTTTAGTCATCGGTCGTCAGCAGCACGGTTTTCGGAGAAGTAAACATCAAAAGCACCTTCAGGATAACGCTTCAGAAGTTTTTGGACATTACGGGCAACAACATCATCAAGTGTAGTATCCAGTGCCATACAAGCCTGGGCAACATACCACATAATATCACCTAGTTCGATAATCAGGTGCTCACGGTTGTCCCCATTATAGGGTTTGCCTTGGAAGATCATTTTCTTGACGATTTCCATAAACTCACCACCTTCGGCATTGATACCAACAGCAGCAGTCAGAAGACGTTCAATGTTAGCACCCTTTTCGTCCAGAGCAACAAGACGATCGGAAAGAGAAAGAAAGTCCTTCGATGCGTCAGAAGTTACGGCATCGACAAACTCGGCATACTTATCAAAATTAACGTGTTTAGCAGTTTCCATTAAAATTTAAATCCTTCAAACGACTTTTTAGGTTTCTTGTCTTCGTAATCATTATACTCGTCTTCGTTTCCAGAGTCAAGTATATCTTTTTGTGCTGACTGCTCACAGTCATACAGTCTCATTTTAGCACGGTCAATACCGATAACAAAACGCTTGAAGATTGTTGGATCATTGTATCTATTCTTCAATTGTTTGACTAGAATTTGTCCCAACCCCTCCAACTCTTCTGTACTAATAAGGGCAAACATAAGATCAGCAGTAGCAGGGAGACCAAAGGACTCGCTAGTATCAGTAAGTTCAACATCAGAGTTCCCATAACCACTGCGGGTAGTCTGGGTAGCAGAGACAATGGGAACATTGAATTCCACTGCCAAACCGCGAAGTTCTTCTGCAATTGACTTGATATATGAATAAGAATTGATAGAGCTGTTTGCCTTATGCCTAGAGGAAGCACAAATATTAAGGTAGTCAATGAAAATAATATCAGGTCTGAATGATTTCTTAAGAGCAAGTTCATTGAGAAGTGCCTTAAAGTGTCCTGAATGTGCGGAAGCAGTCGGATACTCTTTGATGACTAAAGAACCTTGTGTCTTCTTCGCAATACTATTTACTTTCGTTTCAAACATTTGGCGCGGTAAATCAACCAGTTGTTGAATCGGGACATTGAGAAGGTTTGCGTCAATTCTTTCTGCAATTCGCTCTTCCGCCATTTCAAGAGTGATATAGAGTACATTCCTACCCTGTAACAAGGCGGCGCTAGCCACATGACACATAAACAGTGATTTCCCAACACCCGTTCCAGCGAGAGCAATATTGAGAGTCTTGTTAGGTAAACCACCTTTAGTGATTTTGTTGAAATATTCCAGGTCAAACTCGATTTTATCTTCTTTACGGTGGTAAAATTCATAACGCTCCTCATAGTTCTGAAGATAATCGTGTCCGATATTATTATCAAACGATACTGCCAGAGCATCAGAAAGAATGCTTGGAATCGCGTCACGATTTTTCTTCCCATCATTACCATCAGCAATATGAATTGACTCCATCAGTGCCAAGTAAATGGCACGGTCACGACACCACTTTTCAGTGGTATCAAGTAACCATTGTTTATCTACGATGGCATCATTCAAAGATGAATTGAGTTCCCGAATCTCTTTGATTTCAGACTCATTAATGTCTGTGCGATTTTCTACCTCAATGTTGAGTGCTTCAATGGTGATTGCTGAACCATACTTAACAATAAACTGGACAATCTCTTCAAAAATGACCTTCTCTGCCTTTTGCTCAAAATAATCTGGTTGTATGAAAGGAATAACTTTGCGTGAGTAGTCTTCATTAAATACTAAGTTTCTGAGAATAGTTGTCTCAATTCGTTCCATAAGAGAATTGTTGTTTCGCGGCAGCATCAAGTTGCTGCATTACTTCTTCGGTGAAATACTGGTCAGGATTTTTTAGGATTTCTTTCGCATAAATTTTCTTACCATTAATCTCATAACGTCCAGCAACGTTCTTCCACATTCCTACCTCTTCACCAAGTTCCAGAAGACCATAGTAACGATCAAGACCTCGCTCATCATAATACAAACGGACTTCAACTTCTTGATTCTCTTTGCTCAAACGCGATTTAGCAGTCTTTGCCTTGATAATGTTTCCAACAACTTCCGTTCCATCTTTCTCTTTCTTTTTGCCAAGATATATGATAGTAGAAGCGGCATACTTAAGACCGCTACCTCCACCCATCTCCTTTGTAGGAACATAAGCACCGATAACGTCATAAGTGTGGTTGGTTACAATCATTGGAATGTTTGCCTGCCCCAACTTAAGAGTGAGCATACGGAAAGCACCTTTCACAAGTTGCGATTTAGTCATATCACGAACTTGTTTATCATTCAGTGCATCAGTAATCTCTTTTTCAGTTGAGAGCATACCTAAAGAGTCTAACACAAACATACAAGGTTTGCGTTCTTCTACAGGTTTTTTTAAGTAAATATCTACTGCCTTTAGTGCCTTGCTACGAAACTCTTCAATAGTAACAACATTAACAACCACAAGACGAGAAGTATCAATTCCACGTGACTCTAGTAAGGATTTGGTAATAGCGGCTTCAGTATCAAAGTAGAGACAATAACCATCGGAGTTATTATCAAGAAAATTCTTAACCACAGCGAGAGAGAAGAAAGTCTTTCCAGTAGAAGACTCTCCAGCAATAGCAGTAATCTTATTCCCAGATACACCGCCAAATATGCTACCTGAAACCAGTGCGTTAAAAATGTATGAACCCGTGTCAACATAAGTCTCAGTCTCATCAATATCAGAAGCAAGTTTGGTATACTCGCCACCAACTTCTTTTACAATTTCTTTAAGAAAATCCATCAGCACACCATCCCGTATTGTTCACGAAGTATTTTTTTATAAGGTAAACCTTGCTCTTTAAGTTCTTTCACCAATTTGAGTTTATGATACAAAGCAGCATCTCCACCAAAACCAAGTGCTTTTACAATAGTATTCAGTTCATCATCATTAATAGGCAAATCCATTAGGCAAAAAATAGTTCAAGGTTTACAGTTTTTTCCACAGACCATCCAATAGAATCAAGAATGGATTTCAGTGGTTCCACAAAACTCTTCTCAAATTGTAGTTCATAGTCGATGTATTTGTCAAGACCTAGTTCTTTGGGAAAGTCTTGAATGAAAGAAATTACATTCTCTTGAATTATGTTTGGTTTTTTAAGAAAAATAAATTTAACTTTCTCACCGTTATTAATCAGAGAATACTTATTTGTAAGTTTTTTCTCCTTTATATAATGATTGAAAAGAAGTGCTCCACGAATATGAATCGGAGTCTTGGAAGCATAAATGCTCGAAGAAGAATAATACTTACGAACATCAGAAGCGGTTCTTGGGAAAGCAATCTGCTCTGGTGGAAGTTTTTTAAATTCAGTACGGCACTTATCAATAAACTCAATCACCTCTTCTTCAGTTCCACTCATCATTAACTTGAGACCATCCTTAATCATCTGGCGACAGGGCGCAGGAGTAGAAGATTTAACTGCCTCAATACCCATCATCTTCAATTTAGGTTGTTCATAACGAACACCTTCACTATCCCAGACATTGAGAATATAACGCTTCTTCGCAGTCCAGATGCCACGGTCAGCAATGTTCTCCCGCTTCATCTGCATCTTCTGGTCATAAGCATTCACATAGTCCGCCAGTTCTTGGTAGCAACCTTCAATATGCTTTTCAAGTTCCACCTTAGCGACCTTATCAAGGAACGAAACAACGCTTTCAGTAGTTTTCTCTCTTCCCGTGTATACAGTCTCAACCAAAGGACCCATATTGAGATAAATGGAATCGGTATCAGAAGCAATAACATAATCAACATCCTGTGTCTTGAGAACTTTATTCAGATACTTATTAATCTTATCTTCAATCCAACGAATCGAAACCTGCCCCGAAAGAGTAATTGCTTCAGCATTTGCTAGTTTGAAATAACGGAAATACTGATTGCCGATAGCACCATAAGCAGAGTTAAGTTGAATCTTCCTCGCCATTTGGATGTTGTTACACCTTGCAATCTCTTTTTCCAGTTCTTTAGTTTTCTTTTTCTCATATTCCTGTTTAGCAGCAAGCATCTTCTTTTTGTAGATGGTGCGATCCTCATAAATCTTTTCCATCAGTTCTGGAAGAAATCCACGCACATCTTTGCGATACATTGCACCATTCGCACAAACTGCATAGTCCTTATACAGTTCAAAATTAATTTGCTGATTAAGGATTTTATCTACAGTTACAGAAGGATGCCTCTCATCCAAAAGAGTTTCTGGTGAGATATTGTATTGCATAATCAAGTGAGGATACAGTGAGTTCAAGTCAAAGTTCACTACCCAATCATAAATTCCTGGAATGGGTTCTTTTACATAAGCGCCAGCATACTTGGAATCTTTATCAGAACGCTCTTTAGGGGGAATCGCAATGTTTCTCTTTTTGAGATAGTTGTAGATAATTGTATCCCACATTCGAACTTGTGAAAATACATCTTCATAGTTTACTTTAGCGTCATACGCCATCGTCAAAGCAAGTTCAATCAGTTTCATCTTGTCTTCCAAACGGTCAACAAGTTCTACGTCCTTGATGTTATATTCTACAAACTTCTGCCAACCATTTGTATAAAAGTCTTTAAAAGTATCAAATTCAGAGTGATCCAGTTTTTTCTGACCCAGTTCCACACTCGCAATGTGATCCAAGCGATAAGATTCTTGATTAGTATAAGTAAATTTCTTATAGAGATCAAGATAGTCTAACTGTGAGATGCCACCAATATCATAAGAAATATATTTACGTCCAGAAATATAAGTCTCATCTTCGGTCACAAGTCCCCAAGGTGACATACGCTTCATCAGTTTTTCACCCAAAACACGGTCTAGGCGGCGAACAATATAAGGAATATCGTATAGTTTACTGTTCCACCCAGTCACAACTTCTGGGGTATTATCCATCCACCAATGAATAAAATCATTGAGAAGATCATACTCGGTTGAGAAAGCACGATACCTGACATTTGCTTGATTGTTCTGAAACTTACCAAGACCCCAAGTATGAATTTGCTTGGTTGAATAGTCTTGAATGGTAATCAGAAGAACTTCTTCAGCAGCAGATTCTACATCAGGAAATCCATTTTCAGAAGCGACCTCAATATCGATGGTTGCCAATTTAACTTTGTCACTATCAAAGATAATTTGATCTTCAGGATACTTATCAGAAATATACTGATAGATATACCGATCATTGCCATGGATTTTAAACCCTTCTACACCATCATATTTTTTAATAAAATCTCTACACTCACGAACAGAACCTGGTTCAATTGGTTCAACATATTCACCACTTAAAGTTTGGTATTTGGTTTGTTTTTTAGAAGGGACAAAAAGAGTCGGAGAAAATTTCTCTCGGATCATAAAATGTTCTCCATTTTCATAACCACGAACAAGAAAATGATCTCCGACCATTTGCACGTTTGTATAAAATCTCATCAGGCAATCATTTCAAAATATTTGGAAAGAAGATCTGCGGTTGGATCTACGATTGTAAGTATACTATCTGAATGAATCATAAATTCATTTTGATTCGTATACTCAATCCAGGGTTCAAGAACATAGATACCAGATTGATTCACTAACTTGAATGGATTCGTAAGTTTACAATCTGGTTCCCCAAGTTCAGACCCTACTTCTACAATTTCACTAATTAGAACAGTATCATTCTTGAGTAGAAGACACTTGATTATTTGGTCCATTTACTTTCTCCAAGTACATTTGTTTAACGCTATCCAATGGTTCCACTAATGTTACAACATAACTTGTAGGAACTGCGATATCCTTTTCTGCTGACAGCAGCATCCATTGAGAAAAAGTAATCTCATAAGATCTTTCGTTATCCTCTTCAGATACCAAGAATGGTTTATTAATTGTGACCTTTTGAGGTTGATTAAAAAGATAGGCTACTGTTTTTTCTTCAGCAACGATTTCTTTCACATCAGTAATTATCTGTTCTCCAGACTTTAATAAAATTACTTTGATTGACATTGGTTAGATCATTCCTCTACTCATTATAGCAAAAAAACAGAGGGGCGTCAACTGGATTTTGCCAGTTGCCCCTCTATGGCATAGCGCCGACGATATTCAATTTTATTTAGAGATAATCTTTTCTCTTGTGATGATCAGGAACAATTCGTCCAAGAGTGATCGTTAGAAGACCATCCTCAAAATCAACTGATCTAACTTCCGTGTCATCCGAGAGTGTCCAGGAACGTGTAAATGACCGTTGAGCCAAACCTTTGTGAACATACTTGGCATCAGTTTCCTTATCTTCTTTTTGACCCTCAACAAACAATTTACCATCTTGGGTATAAACAAAAACTTCTTTTTTTCTAAATCCAGCAAGTGCCAATTCAAGTCTTGATTCTACATTACTGACTTGAACAAGATTGTAAGGTGGATAGTTTGTAGTTGTTTCGTGTAGATGGAAAATACGATCAAAGTATTCATCCATTCCAATACTATATTTGTTGATCCTCTCCATCAGGGCAGGAAGATCCGCAGCAGTATACCTTGTGAGGTTAGTCATTATGGTATCTCCTTTAAAAGCGAGTTTGTGTTTTGTGGGACCCTTTCGGCATCCGTATATAATTATAATACTTCTTACAAAAAAGCGGGTCGTGAGACCCGCTCTTTATTATTCGGTTTCTTCAACCTTTTTCTTTTTAGCACCAATATTATACTTGGTTTCCAAAATCCAATCACCCTTATCCTTATAAGCAAGAACCTTAATCTGGTTCAGGGGTGCAATGTCTTGGATTTTTTTCAGGTCAACAATCGTGATTAGACCCCAATCCGCAAGAAGTTGGGCAATACGATTGCGACGCTGAACATCATTCACAGTCAGGTTAGCGTGTTTACCATCTAGAGCAAACAGTTCCTTAAAGTG